ACTGGTAACACTGGTACACAAGGCTCTACAGGTGCACAAGGTGTTACGGGTACACAAGGTATCCAAGGTACAACTGGCTCACAAGGTACTACTGGTAGCCAGGGTACTCAAGGAACCACAGGCTCACAAGGTACAACTGGAGCACAAGGCTCTACAGGTCAAACTGGTACGCAGGGAGCAACAGGTACACAAGGTATCCAAGGAACTACGGGAAATACTGGTTCACAAGGTACTACTGGTGCTGCTGGTGGTTCTACCTCTAACTTTAATTACACACTTGATGCAACTACTTCAGATGCAAAACCAGGCAGTGGTCAATTAAGGTTTAATAATGCAACACAAACCTCTGCAACATATCTTTACGTAGACCACATCAATGATTCAACCGTAGATATTGATGTTTATTTGGGACTTGTAAAACAATATGACAACATTATTATTCAAAAGAGAACTGATTCAAATACTTACATTACATTTCAAGTTACAGGCTCACCTACAGTTGTTTCTAACAGTTATGTAAAGATTCCAGTAACTAGCGTTGGTGACGGCGGTTCTGGAAGCAATTCATTTACTGGGGGAACTGCTCTTGAACTAGTTCTTTTCACAACTGGTCTTCAAGGTGCGCAAGGTACTCAAGGTAATACTGGTCCTCAAGGAGTTCAAGGCACTACTGGTAGCCAAGGAACAACAGGAGCACAAGGTGCTACTGGTTCAACAGGAGCACAGGGCACTACAGGTGCACAAGGCACTACTGGTACCACTGGAGCTCAAGGAACACAAGGTTCTACAGGTACACAAGGAAACACTGGTACTCAAGGTGCAACAGGTACACAAGGAACAACTGGTACACAGGGTACAACTGGTGCACAAGGCACTATCGGTGCTCAAGGCACCACTGGAGCTCAAGGAGCCACTGGTACTACTGGTACACAGGGCGCTACAGGTACTCAAGGTTCTACTGGAACTCAGGGAACTACTGGTACAACAGGTGCACAAGGTATTCAAGGCTCTATTGGTACACAGGGAACCACAGGAACTACGGGTGCTCAAGGTACTACAGGTGCTCAGGGCACAACAGGCACACAAGGTGCAACTGGAACTCAAGGTGCTACAGGTTCTCAGGGAACCCAGGGTACTCAAGGCGGATTCTCATTTGCTTTAGGTACAGGTGTACAAAATTTCTTAACTACTCCAACATCTGCAAACTTAACAACAGCGGTTACAGATGAAACTGGTTCTGGTTCTCTAGTATTTGGTACAAGCCCAACACTTAAAGGTCCTGTCTACTTCCAGAGCGGAAGCGGTGCTGGTGGTTCTAACAATACTATCGATGTTAACGGAACTACAGGAGCGGTAACTCTTACAAGCGGCTACCCACTCAACCTTACTGCAACAGGTGATGTAACTATCACAGCAACTGGTGGAGCGGCAAAGGTCGGCTCTGACACTATCGCAACTCTTACAGCGTCACAGACTCTCACCAATAAGACTCTTACTGCCCCAGTAATTGACAACATCAAAATGGGGTATGCAACTACTGCTACAGCAGCGGGTACTACAACACTTACTGCTTCAAGCAACTTCCGTCAGTTATTTACTGGCTCTACAACTCAAACTATTTCTCTTCCAGTAGTAACCACTTTGGTACTAGGTTTGAGTTACGAAATTGAAAATAACGCCACAGGAAACCTTACAGTTAACTCATCAGGCGGTAACTTGGTTGCAACAGTGCTTCCTGGAGTTACCTTATTAGTTACCTGTATTGCTGTTACTGGAACTGATGCTACTTCTTGGGACGCTGACTTTATCGGATTCTCAACACTGACTGGTACTGGAGCAAATGTTCTTGGCACTGGTCCATCTATCTCTAACCTTACTGTTACAGGAACTCTGACAGCAGGTGGTTCAGCAGGTACTAATGGATATGTATTGACCTCTACAGGTTCTGGTACTCAATGGGCAGCAGCAGCAGCCGACGCGACTCCTACTGTCTTCATGTTAGGCGGAATGTAGGCTACAATTCATTTATGAATTTGGTTCAAAAATCGGTGCAAAACGGCGGCAAATTAAGACCGCTTATCATTCCTGCAGAAGTTACTAACGGCACTGGCTTAATGAACCCTTCCATCTTTATAGATGAAGATGGGGATATTCTTTGTATTCTGCGCCACATAAACTACACGCTTTATCATTCAGAAAATGACCAACGTTTTCCCAGTATTTGGGGGCCATTATCTTATCTACACCCAGAAGAAGACCAGCGTTTAGTTACTGCTAATTATTTTTGCCGCCTTGATAAAGATTACAATATTATTAATTACACTCTTATTGACACTACTAAATTAGATGTTAAACCTATATGGACATTTGTAGGAGAAGAAGATGCACGCCTAGTTAAATGGGGCGGAAAATACTATGCCACAGGTGTTCGTAGAGACACCACTACCAACGGTCAAGGCCGTATGGAGTTATCAGAGTTAAAAATTGATAAGAAGAAGTGGACTGCTAAAGAGGTTAAGCGCACCCGTATCCCAGCTCCAATAGATGAGAATTCATATTGTGAAAAAAATTGGATGCCTGTCCTTGATAAAGAGTTTCACTACATCAAATGGACATCTCCTACAGAGGTAGTAAAAGCCAACCCAGATAAGCCTGTGTGTGAACAGGTTGTTGTTACCCCAGGTAAGGTTATAAACGCTGACCAACGTGGCGGTTCTCAACTTGTTAACTGGGGAGATTACTACCTTGCTATTACACATGAAGTTGTTTTATTTAAAAATTATTTAAAGCAAAAAAACGGCACTTATCGTCACCGTCTATGCGTATGGGATAAAGAGTTTAACCTTGTTGGAGTCTCTCCTGAGTCTTGGTCTTTCTTAGATGGTCAGATTGAGTTTGCTGCAGGAGCTGCTGTTCATAATGAAAACCTACTCATAACATTTGGCTTTCAAGATAACGCCGCTTTTATATTAGAGGTGCCAACAGATGTTGTTAATACAATGATTGAAGAGGCGCTTAATGTATAACCGTATCAATAGCCTTATTATCACGCTCTCTAACGACCCTTTTAACCCAGTATTAAGCCTTAATATCGCCACTGAGTATGAAAATATTGGGCAGACCGCATCTGCTGTCTCTTTCTATTTACGCACCGCAGAGTATGGATATTACTCACACCCAGAGCATGTATACGCTGCTCTATTAAAATCAGCACATTGTTTTAGTAGCCAGAAAAACAGAGAGGCTACAGTAGTTAATCTCTATCTCAAGGCTATTGCATACCTTCCTTCTCGCCCTGAAGCGTGGTTCTTACTATCTCGTTGGTATGAAAGAAATCAAAAATGGCAAGAGTCCTACTCTATGGCAGAGGTTGGATTATCATTTGGCGCCATTAAATGTGGACCACTTCCTGTTTGGGTAGATTACCCAGGTGAGTATGGGTTGCGTTTTGAAAAAGCAGTCAGTGGTTGGTGGGTAGGTCGTAAAGATGACTCAATTACTATAATGAAAGAGCTACTCAAAGAAGATATTCATTATGTGTATAGAAACGCTATTCATAATAACCTCAATACTATTGACGATACTCCAGAGTATATAAACCCATTAGAACCAGTGATAACCAACTATCGTAAATATTTTGGCGCTAAAGCACCTCTTGTTATTGATATAGGAACTAGAGATGGAAATGATGCGCACTATCTTTATAAAGAGCTACAAGGCACAAAAGTTATAGCCGTAGATGCAAACCCTAAATGCTATGAGATTGTTAAATCTAACTATCCATGGATGTATGCATATCAGTGCGCCATTACTGATACAGATGGGGAGATAACCTTTAACCAGGTAATAACAGATAACATAGAGGTTTTAGGCACCTCATCTATCTTTAGTAAAGATACCTCCATAGACCCACCAGCATCCTTTTATGAAGGAAAGACCAAAGAGATTACCGTTCCTACATCTCGCCTAGATACCCTTCTAGTAAAGACAGGGGATATGGGAACTATTGATGTAGTCAAGATTGATACTGAAGGCTACTCATGGCAAGTACTCCAAGGCTTTGGAGATAGACTCAAAGATGTAAAAATTTTCCATCTAGAGACTGAAAGTATCCAACTACACCCAGAGCATGTAACAGGTGAGAAGATAGCTGAATTTATGCGCTCCCATGGGTTTGTGTTGGTAGATACTTCCCATGAATGGGGAGATAAAATGGAAGACCAGATATGGGT